ACTTTCAAATAAAACTAAATTAATTATATACAGAACTAACTTCGGTCATTTAACCTTAAATGCTACAACTAAAATAGCTTATACTATCTATTTAGAAAAGACAGATAGTGCTGAAGACAAATTAGAATACTATAAGCAACTTGAAAAAAACAATTTAATGAACAATGTTTAAAAAAGGAACATCAGGAAATCCAAATGGTAGACCAAAAGGAGTCCCAAATAAGACAGTAGAAGATATAAAGAGAACATTTGCAACTTTATTAGAACATAAGTTGCCAGAAATAGAAGATTGGTTAAATAAGATTGCAGAGAAAAATCCAGATAAAGCAGTAGAGTTATTAATAAAAATAAGCGAGAGATTTGTGCCTAAACTAAATAAAAGTGAAATAACTGGTGCTGATGGAGAAGACTTATTTAGTGGACTTAAGTTTAACTTTAATAAACCATTCAAAAATGCTGAAGATGATAATGAAGATATATGAGCACAGTTCTAGGATTTACTCCACATATCGGACAACAGCGCGTCATAGACGCAGTAGTTAATGGACCTGAAAAGTATATAACAGTTGTCTCACCAAGACAAATAGGCAAATCAATACTACTAATTAATTTGATTTTATATTATGCAATAAATGACAAAAACAAACCTATCATCGGCGTCATAACTCCAGTATACGCTCAGGCTAAAAAAATACTTGAAGACTTATATTCTGCTATTAAAGATAGTGGAATAGTAGAATCAGGAAACTTCTCATCATTCTCACTAACACTACGAACAGGTTCTCGAATTATATTCAAATCATCTGAAAGAGAAGACAACTTACGTGGAAATACTTTTGACTATTTATTTTTAGATGAAGCTGCTTACCAAAGAGAAGATGCTTGGAAAAGAGCTATATTACCTACAGCATTAGTTAAAGGCAAAAAGGTTGTACTATTTTCAACACCAAGAGGTCGTGATTGGTTCTATGAGATGTTTATGTTAGGACAAGACCCTACATTTAAGAAACACACATCTGTTAGAATGAATCAAGGTGAGAATCCACTAATAGATAAAGATGAAATTGAGGCTGCTAAACGTGCATTACCAGATGCTGCATTTAGAGCAGAATATTTAGGTGAGTTTATAGAAGGCGAAAGTATGGTTTTTTCAAACTTTAAACAATGCATCTCACAATCAGCATTAAGACCGAATGGAAAAGTAGTATGTGGATTAGACTTAGGACGAAAACAAGACTATACTGTTGCTGTCTTTATGGATGAAAACGGAAATGTAATAGAGATATTCAGACAAAATATGACTACTTGGGAATCAATTATTAACAACTTAATGATTAAGGTTAAAAAATATAATGCTTCTATATTAGTAGAAACAAACTCAATTGGCGATGTCATATTCGAACAACTAAAATCCAGATGGCAAAACACACATCCGTTTAATACCACATCACAGTCTAAAAAAGACATAATAGAAACATTAGTTCTTTCATTCAATAATAAAGACATTCAAATACCTAATGATAATGATATGATATCTGAATTAGAAACATTTGAGATGACTTATAATGCACAAACTCGTAATGTTAGATACGCAGCAAGAGAACCTTTTCATGATGATATTGTTATATCACTCGCCTTAGCAAATTGGCACAGAAAGCAAAATAAAGATTATGGTATGTATGCTTATATTGGCAAGAGAAAATCATAATTCAAAACAAACTAAAAATATATTTATATTAAATGATTAACGTTAGCATAGGAAACAAACAAATAGACATATCTCATATAACTATAACACAATGGATGAACATAATGAAATGGGATATATTAGACCAAGACAACTGGGATAAAATTATATCTATAATACTTGATGATGATGTCTATTTAGATGATGACCAAAAAGAATTACTAATCTCATTTATTATCTCTTTAATTAAAGTGAGAAAAGTAGTGCCACTTAAAGATTTTGAATTATTGACATTCGGACAATTTGTCGATTTAGAAGTATACTTAGCTATTGGATATCAAAATACTCTTGATAAAATCATACCACTACTTGGCGTAGAAACTAATAGAATAGATGAAGCGCTTTTTGTCTTTGAGAAATGGGCTAAATGGAGAGATTTTATATTCAAACAATATAAAGGTTTATTCTCAGTAGATGAAAATAATGATGACGATATTGACAATAAAAGAATAAAGATTGAAACACAAGTTATGAAATCGTGGTATAAAATAATAGTTGATTTATGCGGTGGTGATGTTCTTAAAATGGATTTAATAACTGACCAACCTTATAGAAAAATATTAAACTTTATGGCACATCAGAAAGAGCAAATAATGATTGCTAATATGGAACAAAAAAAGAAACAAAGACAATATGAATTACAAAGAAATCGTAGATAGTATCAAACAATTAGTTCAAAAGCACTACTTTATTAATGAGTTCGGCTATGGAGATATATCGGACATAAAAAGCAAATCACAATTAAATGACAATGAAAGTGCAGACTATCCTTATCTATTCTTAAACCCATCACAACATTCTCGTGTTAACAATTTAATAACATACAGATTCAATATGATAATAATGGATATGGTTGCTGATGATGACTATTTAAAGGTCCAGAGTGATTGTCAACTTTATGCAGATGATATTATATCACGCTTTAATGATAAATATAAAGTTCATCAAATAAACATAACAAATGTTCAATATACTACATTTAAAGAAAGATTCCAAGACACAGTTGCAGGGATGACTGTATCTATCGAAATCATACTATCTAAACCAATAGATAAATGTACATTACCATATGAAGAGGAGGATTAAATATGCCAAATAATATAAGCGATTTCGAAGCACTACTATTAGGATTCGGACAGACATTAAACGAGATAGACATTTTACTATTAGATATAAGTGGAAAAATAGTAGATGATATGAAATCTAAAAGTCCAATAAAAACTGGAGCTCTTAAGAAAAGTATAACATCTATTGTTTCAAATAAGACACTAACTTTTAATATGTTAGTTTATGGTGCTTTTCAAAATTATGGCGTCAACGGTACTAATGTTAAACAGGCAAAACAAGTTCAATTCGGTGTCGAACCACGTCCACTTAATGAACCATTTTATGCATTTAAAAGTAGACGATTCGGTTTAAAGAGTAGGGATTTTTTTGATATAGATGAAATAATAGATAGAGTAAGCAATGAACTTGGAGATAAAATAATAGCAAAAATAAACTAAAAGAATGATAAATATATTACAAACACCAAATGAGATAAACGCAGCATACGGAATTAATGCTATAACTTTAACTGGTATAACAATAGTACAAAGAAGATATCGTTTAGAAATATGGAATGATGATGAGACTGCGCTATATGCTTCTTTAATAATAACACCAAATGCATATGGAAACGGTGTTGCTGATATTCAAAATGTTCTACAGACTTTAATACAACCGTCTCCATATAATATTGAAAAGATAGTATCAATAAATAATTCATTTTATGAAACTAAACAATATATCATAAAAGCAGTTGAAGTTGATTTAAATGATGAACCTATTGACGAAGATGAATATGTATCTGAAGGACCTTATTTAACAATTGGTGCTAGGAAAGACCCTTGGTCTGTTAACTTTACAGTGCCAACAAAGGCGCTATCAGATTATGATTATACAATTAATGCAGATAGTATATTATATAAACCAACCATTGGAAATGGTGTCAAAATAAAATTAGTTTCTATCAATGAAAATGACTACTATACTCTATCATATAAAAATACTTTTACATCGTATACTATATATCCTTATGCAGATGATGTAGCATTGACAACTATAACAATAACTAACTCATTAACTGCTGTATATCCAAACATCTTTATTACATTGCCTGTTGGACCACTTAATTTAGGTGGACAATTACCTAATAATACAACTAAATACTTTGTTAAGGTTAACTCTGATTGGTGGTTATTTACTATTAATGATGAATGTGACACATTTAACCCAATCCAATTGTCATGGCAAAATAGCTATGGATTTAGAGACTATTATACTTTTAGAAAAAGAGATGATAAAAGAACTACTGTCTCAAGAAATACATTTAATAAAAGCATAATTGATTATAATGATGTTGCGGTTATGACGACACGTGGTGAGGGTGGACAAACCATTTACTCACAAAAGATTGAAACTGAATATACTATTAGAACAGACTATTTAGATGATAAAGAAAGTTTATTCTTTGAAAATCTTATTATGTCTGCTAATGTACGTGCTAAAATAAATGGAGTATGGTATAACATTTTATTGACAAGAAATGAATGGAGAATACAAAGATATATAACAGATAAGATGTTTCAATTTGAAGTATCTTTTAAAATAGCTGCAAATCAAAAATCACAAAGAGGATAATTATGGACATGACATTAAGAACTTATAACGGAGTAGAATGGATTGATTTAGATTTATATGAAACAGACCCTGTCAAACTTACACTATCTATTGAAGATATATTAACTACATCTGCACAATCAATAATATCAAAGACATTTAGAGTTCCAGCTACTCGAAAAAATAACTTATTCTTTAGAAATATCTTTTTTATTGAGGGCAGAGATTTTGACATAACTAAAAAGAATAATGCTTTAATTTTAGTCAATGGTGAGGTACTTAGAGAAGGACATATTCGCTTAACTAAAGTATATGAAAATAGAACTGAAGATAAAATAGAATATGAAATACTTTTCTTAGGTGAATTAAGAGATATGGCATCTTTATTAGGTGATAAAGCAATGTGCGATTTAAACTTAACAGATTTGATTCATACCTTTACTGCTGAAAATATAAAATTAAGTTGGGAAGCAGACCCACAAGTGCCAGGCTCAGGTTTATTAAATGGTGATATTGTTTATCCACTTATAGACTTCGGAAATACTTATAACCAAGGCTTTGTTGAACAAACTAAAATAGCAACAACTGGCATACAGCCAATATTTACTAATTCGGCGCATAAATTAAAACCTGATAGATTTAGACCTATTATAAAGTTAAAAGTAGTAGTAGATAAAATATTTGAAAGCATTGGCTATACTTATGAATCTGAGTTTATTAATAGATACCCATTTAATGCAATTTATATGGCAGCTCACACTTCAGATGCAGCAGTTGAGTTTAACCCAAACAAATATTCTCCTAATAGATTTATTGTTAGAAATACATTAAACTTAAATGTTGACAATTTACCAGTAGATTTATTTTCATCAAGGAGAATACCATTCAATGTTATTGAACTAAATGAAAGTGGTTATTGGAATGCTAATTCTACTTATACTGCACAATATGCTGGCTCTTATAAGTTTAAAGGAAACTTTGACATATTTACTCAAGATGCAATATCATATAAAATCTTATTTTTAAGTCAAACAACATTATTATGGGAAAGTCAAAACTTCTTTAATGATGCACTATTTGAAGTTGATTTAACTTTAAGTGTCAATCAACAAATAAGAGTATGTATACAAATAACCGGAACTTATCAATTAGTAGAAATCAGAGAAAGTATATTTGAATGTACTGAAGCACCCGGACCTTTTGACCCATCAACTGCATTAGATTGCAACTATAAACAAGTCGATTTTATTAAAGATATATTAACACTATTTAGAATGGTTATAGCACCAGCTCCAAATAAACCTAAGCACTTAGTAATGGAACCTTGGAAAGATTATATTGGACAAGGCAAAGTATGGGATTGGTCTAATAAAGTTAATGGTGATAAAGATTTTCAAATTGAACCACTATTTGACCAACAATCAAGAATCATAGAGTTTACTCACAAACAAGGAAATGACTATATTAATAAATATCACCAAGATGCTTATGGATATACTTATGGAAGATATCGCTTAGACAGTGGAAATGAATTGTTAACAGGAAACAGAACAATTACTACTAATATGGCTCCACTTATATTAGCACCAGTTGATGGAGAACCAAATGATAGTCCATTCTTTATACCTAAATTATGTGTATATAAAGGTGAAAACGAAAAGATTGAAAAGGTACCTATTAAACCAGAAGCAAGATTTATGTTTTATAATGGTATGAATGATTGTTCAGTAGATGGAAACACTTACTGGTACTTTGACGATGGAACAGGGAATCAGTTTTTTTCTTATCCGCTCGTCACACCTTATTCATCTGTGACTGATTATAACTTAGACCCAAGCGCTAGGTCAAACTATCCAGAAGATGAACTATATTTAGATTGGGCGGTTGATGTGAATTACTTTAACCAACAAGATATATTGGGACAGCCGATATCTACTGTTGCTCTCGTTGAAACTAAAAACCTATTTAATAACTATTGGAAAAGATATATTGATGGGTTATATAATAAATGGGCTAGAAAAATAACAATTGAAGCTATTTTAGCTGCTGATGATGTTAGACAATTAGAGTTTAAAGATGTTATATTCATAGATGGTGTATATTACTATTTAGATAAAATTGTCGATATACCTATTAATGGCGAATATAACCCAGTCAAAGTAGAACTTATTAAGTTTGTTGATTATACTCTTGATGAATATAAACCATTAACTAAATGTATATGGAATGAGAATACTCACAAATGGGAATTAGAAACTATGACTTGGGATTGTGATTTTAACCCACCAAGTCCATCACCAACGCCAAGTCCAACACCAAGTCCAACGCCAACTCCGACACCAACTCCAACAGAACCTACACCAACAGGTCCAACCCCAACACCGACACCAACAGTATGTCCTACTTATTATGAATTAGCTGGATGTTTAGAAGCTAACTTTGCATATACTGCAATAGCACCAACATTAGGACCTGGACAATTATATGTTCTGCCAGGAATGGAACCAATATTCTATACTTATACTGGTGCACCTGGTTTACAATCTTGTACACCTCCAGGTGGACATAACTCTAATATTCAACAAACAAATGATATCGGTTGTCCATCATAATTACTAAAAAATATATTTATATTAAATGAATAAAGAAGTTAAAATAACATTAAGTGTTGATGGAGTTGATAAAGAAATTAAATCAATTAATGACTTAAAAGATGCACTTAAAGATTTAGGTGAAAATACTGAAAAGACAGAAAAGAAGACATCATTCTTTAAAGAGCAATTAGATAAAGCTAAAGACTTATTTTCAGACATAAGCAAAAATGCAAAAGGTTTAAAAAATGATTTTACTGGATTTGCACAAGGTTTAGGTTTATCATCAAAAGCTGCTAAAGGACTTTCATTATCTCTTGCAGCATTGGGTATCCCTTTATTAGTAGCCGTAATGACTACTGCTATTGAATATTTTAAGAACTTTGAACAAGGAGTTAAGTTTGTTGAAACTGCTACTAATGTTTTTAATGCTGCAATAGGTCAATTAACAGATTCATTTGTTAAACTATTTACTGGGGATTTTGCAGGATTTGCTAAATCTTTTATGGGAATAGGAGATGCAATAAGTGATGCTGTAGACAATACAAATAAACAATTTGAAGCACAATCTAAATTAGCTGATTTAACTGCTAAAAACACAGTTGAAAATGCAAAGTTAACAAGGCAATTAGAATTAGCCTCTAAAGTTTTACAAGATTCTAATGCTACTTATGAACAACAAGTTCAAGCATTAAAAGATGTTGAGGCAGCTGAATTGCAATTAATTGAAAATAAGAAAAAAGAAACTGAACTAATCTTACAAAACTTAAAGGCACAAGAAGCATTAGAAAATAATTACGAGAAAAGAAGAGATTTAGCTATTGAAATAGCTGCTGTAGAGGCAGCCTTAATAGATACACAAACTAAATTAACTTTAAAGTCTGGTGAAGCTAATAAAAAGATTCGTGATATTAATAATAAACGTGCTGAAGATGCTAAGGCTGCTAGAGAAAAACAGGCACAAATAGACCAGGCATTTGTAGATGCACAAGTTAAGTATGCACAAGAGGCTACTTTAATGGAAATTGAAAATGACAGAGAACGTGAAGCTAAGAAATTAGAGTTTGAAAAAATAAATGAAGAAGAATCATTACAACGTTCTGCATTTAATGCCGAACAGCGAGCAGCATTATTATTACAAATCCAAGAAAAATATTTATTAAAGAATCAAGAGTTAACCCAAAAATATGAAGATGAAGAGTTAGCAAAGAAAAAGGCAGCAGATGACAAAGCAGATGCTGAAAGGCAGGCTAAGGCAGATAAAGAGGCTGACATATTAAAGGCTAATCAAGATAAAGCGGCTGAACTATTAGAACAATTGCGTTTAGGTAGCATTCAAAACGCATTTGCTAGGGCACAAGAAGAAATAGATATTGAATATAAAAAGAATAGAGATTTATTAATAGCTGCTCAAGCATCAGATGAACAATTAGCTGCATTAGATAAAGCATATTTAGATGGAACTAAAGCATTAGCTGAAGAAGAAGTTTCATTTAAAAGACAACAAGCTGCAGGATTAGCAGATAGCATTTCATCATTAGTTGGAGAATCTTCTAGAGTTGGAAAAATAGCGGCTATAGCGTCTGCAACTATAAACACGTTTGAAGGTGCTACTAAGGCAATAGCGCAAGGTGGATTCTTCGGAATTGCAACTGCTGCTATAACAATTGCCGCTGGTTTAAAAAATATTCAAAAGATTATACAAACAAAAGTACCAGGTGAGGGTGGTGGTATATCTGCACCATCATCTTTAAGTGGTGCGGCTGCTGCACCTACATTTGACCCAAGAGCTGCATTAGATGATGCTGCAAGAAATAGCACAATGGTTAATAGAACTGGGTCTGTTAATTTAGGTTCAAACGCTAGTCCGATAAAAACTTATGTGGTTGCATCTGATATGACATCTGAACAAGAGAAACAAACTAAAATAAATAATTTAAGTAGATTATGATAAAGAATGAGATAGTAGAATTAATAATGGATGAAGAATCTGAAAATGACTTAGGTGTCAATATTATATCTTTAGTTGATAAACCTGCTATCGGTATCGAATGGGTGGCTCTATCAGAAGAAAAAGATATGTATGATATAGTTATTGAAATGGCGTCTGATGTTGATATGGGTGAGATATATGACCCAGCTAAAATGGTTTATGTAGATTTAACAAAGCAGCAATTTAATACAATTAAAGATTTTTTAAATGGTATAATTGCATTTGACATTTTAGGCAAATTAGGAATTAAAAAGGAGCAAAAGCCAGAAAGAAAATATAAATATACAGGCCCTAGCGCACAAAGAAAGTTCTGCAAGGCAATGTTAAACTTAAATAAGATTTATTTATTAGAAGAAATTGAAAAAATGTCTAAAAAAATAGACACTGGATTTAGACATCAAGGGCAACCTTATTCTTTATTTGAGTTTAAAGGTGGAGTTAATTGCAAACATTATTGGGAAGAATTAGATGTCTTTAGAAATGAAGATGGAACACTTGTTTTTATATCTCATGGAAGAGCAGGTGGAAAAGCTGGTCAAATAGCTAATGCATCAAATAACTATTGGAGATATCCCTTATCCGAAATAACTAATTTTCAATTAGAATCAATAAAAGATTATCCAGAAGGTGTTAAGAATGCAGCTAAAAAAGCAGTTGATTGGGCAGATGAAAATGGATGGGGTGGCTGTGGAACACCAGTTGGAAAAACTAGAGCATCACAATTAGCTAAAGGAGAACCTATATCTGTTGACACAATAAAAAGAATGTATAGCTATTTATCTCGTCATAAAGTAGATTTACAATCATCTAAATCATATGAAGATGGATGTGGAAAATTAATGTATGATGCTTGGGGTGGAGAACCTGCACTAAAATGGTCTGAAAGATTTTTAAATCAAATAGAAAAAGAAAAAATGAGATTTTCTATGGATGATGATAAAAAAATAGTAGTTGGCCCGGTTATGATACCGGACCTACCAATTAAAAGAATAGATGAATTAGGAAATGAATATTTTGTTTATTTTACAAAGGACACAGTTATTAAGGCATCTGAAAAGTTTTTTAAAACTTTAAAAGTTAATAATACAGATATTCAGCACTCAGAAGATATAACAAACGAGAATACTTTACTTGAAAGTTGGATTGTAGAAGATTTAGAAAATGATAAAGTTAAAATGTACAATATAAGTGTGCCGCTTGGCACTTGGATGGCTAAATATAAAATAAACAATGAAGAAACATGGACACAAATTAAAGACGGTCTTTTAAATGGATTTTCAATAGATGGCAACTTCATAAAAAATAAAATGTAATAATAAAATGAAAAAAGATTTTATATCTAATTTAATATCTATATTGGCAATATCCATATATTCAATGTCAATAACTGATTTGTTAACTATATTCGTGTTAGCATCGGCTACAATTTTAAATATAATAACAATTTTAGAAAAAATTAAGAAAAAAGATAAAAGGGGACAAACAAACGAAGATATATAATATTGATTTTCGTGTATAATGTGTGATTTATTTTAAAAAGGCTGGTATATTTTATATCAGTCTTTTTTATTTAACATCAACATTATAATAATTATTAATATATTAGTATACCTATCTATATGTTGAATAAAACGTGTTATATATATTATATAACTAATATTTTAATTATATAACTAATATATTAAAGAATTTAATTAATATACTTTTCGTTAACCCTACTGAATTATATTATTAAAGATATATAATTATATTAAATAGATATAAAGTGTCCCCTAATTAATATAAATAAAGATTTAACTTTTTGATATAATACATTGTCACTTTAATAAAAAAGTATATTTAATAATATATAAAACAAAAAAAGTATATATGAACACAAAAGAAATAATGAATAGATTAAAAGTTCTTTTAGCTATTGAAGATAAAGTAGAAGAAAAAATGAAAACTACTGCTACATTAGTTGACGGAACTGAAGTTTATGTCGAAGAAGGTGCAATCGAACCAGGAAATATCCTATACATTGTTAATGAAGAAGGCAATGTGTTAGCACCAGAAGGTATGCATGAGACATCTGATGGACTTTTAGTCACTATTGCTTCAAATGGTGAAATAGTATCTGTTGAACCTAAAGCTCCAGTTGAGGCTGAAAAGAAAGAAGATGAAGTAGAAGATGAAGTTATGGCTGAAGAAACTGAAGACGAAGATAAAAAGTCTGAAGAGAAAATGGCTGATGACTTAATTGAAGGTATGGCTGAATTGTTAAAGCCGTTTATTGATGAGATTAAATCATTAAAAGAAGAAGTAGAACAAGCAAAAGTTAAAATGAATGCAATCGCAGACCAACCGGCTGCTACAAGAATAAAGCATTCAAGTATAGCAAAGACCGCACTTAGTGATGGAGATGCTATATCATTTAAGTTGGAAAAAATCAAACAACTAAAAAATAATAAAAATAAATAAATAGAATATGGCGTTTAATTTAGAAGCACTAACAAAATATACTGACGAATTATCTTTCGAATTGATTGGTAAGGCAGTGTTAACTACAGACTTAATGTCTGAAATTGATTTAAGAACTGGTCTTAAAGCTGGTACTGTTGCAATCAACCTATTAGAAGGTGATATGTCAATTACTGATTTAGCTTGCGGATGGAATCCTGAAGGTGATATTACTCTATCTCAAGTAGATTTAGTTATCAGAGACAAACAAGTTAAAATGGAATTATGTCCTCAAGACTTAAGAGAATATTGGGCATCTCAATCTTTAAAGGCTTCTGCACATAATGAAGAAGTACCTGCTGAAGAAGTAATTGCTGAATATTACATCAAACAATTAAAGAAGGCAAACGAAGCATTCTTAATCAATGGCGATGGAACAGCTGATGGTATCAAAGCACAAATTACTGTTGCTAACGGTGCTAATCTTCAAGTTGGTGCAACCGCATCTGCTTGGACTGTATCTGATTGCGTTGAACAAGCACTAAATATATTTGATGCAATTGCTGAAGAAGTTAAAGACAGAGAAGACCTTATCATGGTAGTTTCTCCTGCTGCTTTTGCTACTTTAAGAAGAGCATTAGTTGCACAAAACTATTTCCACTACAATCAAGGTGAAGCTAAATCTTTAGACCTGCCTGGTGCAAACATCAAAGTTGTTAAATCTTCTGGTTTAATTGGTTCTAACTATGTATTTGCAGGCCCTGCTTCATTCATTGTAGCTGGGACAGGTTTAGAAGATGACTTCTCAACTATGCAATTCTTCTTTGACAAAGGTCAGGATGTAGTTAAGTTCAT